CACGGCACGTCCGTTGCGGATGGTTGCCAGCGCAAAGCCTGCGCCGTCAATCTCGTTGTTCTCAAACACGATGTTCTCTGCATCACCGTGAACGTCTACCACGCCGCTGTAGAGGTATTTAGTGTTACCTCCCTGAACAAACGTTTCGTTGAACCGGGCAGGGTCTTGAGAGAAGCTGTTCCCCTTGACGGTGACGGTGTTGGTGGCGAACTCCCTGACGGAAATGGTCAGCGCGTGCTTGTGGTTGTAAAGCGTGTTGCCGGTCACTTCGATGTTGTGACCCGATACTCCGATCCCGTCGCCGTATCTGCCGCCTGCCCCGGCGTATTTTCCGAGGTAGTCATAAGTGCGGTTATACTCCACTCTACCGCCGATGCCCTGGAATTGGAGCCCGATTGCTGCCGCCTCAGACCCTTTTGCCACGTTGTGATGAATGTAGGCGTTCCGGCCCGTCACAACAAGGCCGTTGGTGTCCTCAGTCGATCCGGTGTTATCAAAAATCAGCCCCTCTACCTCCACGTCATCCGTGTGCGTGTACACCACCACATCAGATGCGGTGAAGGTATAGACGGGCAAAATGTCAACGGTCGCCGTACTACCGGTGACGTCAACAACGTTGGTCAGCACGCCGTATTTGTATCCCGGCACGTACTCGGTTGCGGCGGTCAGGCGGATCATGTCGCCCTCAGCAACCGTCACACCGCCGGGAACGGTGAAGGTGTTGACACCCTTAGTCACAGCGATGGACTGCCCGGTATAGTTTGCAAACCACCCGCCAATGTTCAGCGTGTTGGCGTCCGTGACGGCACATTTCAGCGTGGCCCCGTTGCCGTGAATCTTGATGCCTGTGGGGTATCCTGCCGATAGGGTAGCAGTGAGGTTGTACGTTTTTGTGCCGTTAAAGTGGACATCCTTATACGCGCTTGCCTCAAGGATCGCTCTCAGCGGTACTTGGTCTGCGGTCGTCCCGTCACCCGCTGCGTCTACCCAGTCAACAAAAACGTCTCCCACCAGCTTCCCGAACACTAGATTAGGATACTCAAAGTTATCAAGCCACATCTGCCGAGGCGCAACGAGTGGGCCGTTGATGGTGAGCACGCCCGCTGTGTGGTCTATTACCGCTCCCGGCTGGATTCTAAGTGTGATGTTTGCCGGGACCGTGACGTGGTTGCTCATCGGCCAGGTGCCGGGGGTGACAACGAGGGTTTTTACTGCGCTGCCGATATCCGTGATAGCCTGGTTTATGGCAACGTGCGACAGCGTGCCGCCGTTGTAGGCAGTTGCGTACACCTCGTTATCCACATCCCCCGGCTGCAACGCGCTATCAGCCGTAGCTTTGACTGCGGCAATTTGCGCGGCTCGGGCGGTGGAGTAGGAGGTGAAAGAGACGGTAGAGACAAAGCCGGTATGGTTGCTGCCGTCATAGTCAAGGTTGGATAGTGCGGAGTGGTCCGTGGTTCCTGCTGGGCCCGTTTCCCCCTGTGGCCCCTGCGCCCCCGTGGCTCCGTCCGAACCCTTCTGCGCCTGCATCTGCCATGTGTCATTCTGCGGAGTGGTCGGGCTTGCCGGGGGTATCCACGGCGGGAGGTTGAGGGATGGTAACTTCGCCGCGAATGAAGATCCGTTGTAAGTCACAGAGTCCAGAGTGGAGTAGTTGGTGAACGCGGACCAAGCGCCCTTGAATACAAGTGTGCCACCGTCCAAACCTGCTGGCCCGGTTGCGCCCGTTGCGCCTGTCTCGCCTTGTGGTCCCTGTGGCCCAGTCGCCCCGGAGTATCCTTGGAATCCCTGCGGACCCTGTGGCCCTTCCGGACCTGTCGCACCCGTCGCACCTGTATCCCCATGCTCCGCGCTGAGGCTCCAGTATGTCGGGCTTGAGTCCGGAGCAGCACCGGTAGATGTACCAATGGCGATGTAGGTAGACGCAGGGGTGCCGTAGCTCACGGCGTCGTTGGCGTAGTATTCGACCAATTCCTCCCAGACTCCGCGCCAAGCCATGGACCCGCCAGCTACACCCTGTGGCCCTGTGGCACCGGTCGGGCCTTGAGGGCCGGTTGCCCCGGTTGCCCCTGTCGCCCCCCTTGGTATGGAGAAATCAAACACAGCCGCGCTGCTGGTCCCGGTGTTGTTGACCGTGGCGGAGCTTCCCGCCGCGCCAGTGGTGACGGTGCCGACTGCAATGGTGGCCGCCTGCCCTGCCGGGCCTACTGCGCTGGAAAGCTGCGCTTGGGTAACGCGCCCCCCGCCTACTCCGGTATAGGCCGCGAACACCTCGGGCGATATCCCCGCCGTGGTTTCCCCCGTGGCGTTAATGGTGCCGTCCGCCTCAACCTCAAGGCCGACACCGGGCTTGACGATGCCTGCGCGGGTATCGGTGGCAATGGGAACAACAGGGGTTGCCGCACCGTAAAGCATCTGCGCGGTAAGGAAGGCGGCAAACAGAACAAGTGTGGCATAGATACAGAAGCGTTTCATGTGTCCTCCGTGGCCGGTGTTCTCCGACAAACGGTTAAGGGGTTAGTTCAGGATTGCCCAGCAGGCGCTTGACGTGGTGCATGTCGCCTTGTACCACTTCCCGGTGGAACTGTTCAGGTATTCGTAACCTACCTGCGCGGGTGTCGATGCAGGCGCACCTACCGCCACATCCCGGCTGGTGATGTATCCGGTGGTGTAAGTGGTCGCCCCGAGGCGCACCCTGCCGCTTGGCTGGTCAATAATGGTGTTGGCAATGCTGGTGGCGTCGTTCACCCGGATTTCGTAAGTGCCCCCGGTGATGACACGAAAGGTGTTGTTTCTAATCTCCGTCGCCAAAGTTTCGGACGCATATATTCCATTAGTGACGTTGGACAGCTCAAACACGTTGTTGCGTATCTTGGTGCCGTAGGTGATTAAATGGCTAGCGTGGGAGCCACCCACCGCAAGACCGCTGAGCCTGATCTGGTACGGGTTTGTGTTGGTGTAATCGGCGTAGAACTGGTTACTGTGGATATCGGTATTGATGCCGTTGTAATTCAGGACGCCGCCCCTTCCAAGGATGTTGTTGGCTATCACGGTCCCTTTGGCGTTGTAAATTTCGATGTTGTACCGCGCCACATCCGTTGCTGGCTGCGATGTGTAATACAAGTGGTTGCCAGTTATGATGGTCCTGTTGTCAACAGCGGCCTCATCGGTGCCGCCTGTGTCCCAAAACCGCGCAACTAAAATATTGGTAATGGCATTGTCGTAAACTTTGCACCCGGAAATGGTGATGTTGCCGATGTTCGCTCCGGGGATATCAAACGACTCCCCGGTGTGGATGCCGTAGGTGGTGTTATTGTAGGCAATAGCGCCCGTCACAGTCGTGTTATACGCCCCCTGGTGTAGTCCTATGCCGCTGTCATGTTCGTTGTCATAGTACCTGCCACCGATGATGCGAGTCCCTGCAACAGCGGCTGAGTGCAGTCCTTTTTTCCCGTTGCCATGGGAGGTGACATTCTGCCATGTGCTGTAGTCGCCCCCCGTCACCGGGCCGCAACCGTTGCCGGTCACGCCGTAGATTTCCACATCTTTGACGATGGTATTTTTGCCGCTGGTGGATACCCCGTAGTTGGCAACAGATGACCACACCCACGACTGATTAGCCATGTTGCCATCGACTTTGCCGCCGGAAAAGGTCACGTTGTCGGCGCTGATTTCAACCATAGTGTGAGCGCTGCTGGTGCCGGCTGCTGAGTTGTCCTTTATTTTGATCGTGCCGTAATGCTCAATGATGATGCTTCGGTTCACGGATATTTCGTCATCGATGATGTATTCTTTCGTCCGGGAACGCAGCACCCCGCCGATGTTGAGCGCGGCGACAGCGGCCTCCCACTGTATCTGGTCCTGCACTCCGTCTACATCCCACCAGTCAGGCTCCGCATAGGATATCCCCGAAGTGGCCCCGCCGTGGCGGAACTTGGGTTCTCCGTTCACTGCACCGTTAAGAACCAGAGCACCAGCCCCGGCTGTTTTCAGGTTGGTGACAGGCCCGTCAATGGTGAGGGTGCCACTGAAGCTAATAGACGCCCCGTTGACTCCCACAAGGTGGATGTTGTCAGTGACGGTCAAGGTGGTAACGCTTTGATCCGTGGCATACTTCAGCGTGGTAGGCGTCACCGAGCCAATGGTTGCAACCGCTGCCGACAGGGTGCCGTAGGTGGCAACGTCGGCCTCTAAGGGGTCGATGGCATCTTTGATACTGACATTGTCCCGGTCGTATACCGTCACCCCTGCGGCGGTTTTGATAACGAATCTGTAGAGCCCGTCACCGTAGAGCTGCGCCGTGCCGTTGCTGTCCAGCGTGTACGGGTTCGCCGCAACCGTGGACTTGCTGCGGTTCAGCCAAATCGTCTTTGGGGTGCTGGTGCCAGCGGCGTAAGCGTAGACCTTCCCCCCCGCCAAGGCACCGGAACTGTTGCGCACCTGGGAGAGCAGGAAAGTGATACTCTGCGCGTTGGTCGCCGCCTGCGCCGGTTCAGGGCATCCGCACCCTACTAAAGCTAGAGTGATCAGTAGATAAGCGATAAAGCGTTTCATGGGCGCTCCTATTTTTCGGTAAGCATCGTTACTTTTTCGGTCACGCATTTGAGATCCTTTTCAATCGTCTGTATGCGGTAGTCAAGGGCGGTGTCTTTGGCGTCCAGCCGTGAGGCTATCTGCAACATCTCCATGCGCAGGTTGGGGGCCTGCCAGAACACTGAGAAACTGAGCAAACCCGTTGCTATTGACAGAATAATCGCGATACCTTTCATCCAAGCCAGGAGGCCAGAATGGTCGTCACAGTGGCCCGGAGTTTCACAGTTTTGGGGGAGCGTTTTCGGGGTCACAGATGCCTCCTAGCAGTAGTAGGTTTTGGAAGAGGGGCGGGGCGTCACCGGCTTCGGCTTGGTCGTTGGCTTCGGCGCTGCTTTCGGCTTGGGAGCGGACTTCTTGGGCATGTGTTGCTCCTTTCTTGGGTTGGTGGTAAAAAGCGTCAATATAATGGCGAAAATCTGTCAAGCGTCAAATTTGTGGCGGTTTTATTGTAACCTCGCGGTATACTTGGCTCTAATGAGCGTCAAATATTTGTGGTTGACAGCGGTGCATTTTTCCCGTAAACACTTGAATTAAAGCCGCGCAGCGTGTAGTTAAGACTAATAAAGCTTGCTTTTAGCCTCCCCTGTTAAACACCGTGGGGAAAACCTCTCTTTCCCCACGCCCCATTCACTCAAGGTTGTTGCTGAGAATCCCTTGTCGCGATTGCCGCTGCCGTTGCTGCCTTGCCAACATACGGCGCTACCGCCTTGGCTCCCTTCATCCCCTTGCCCCACATGCGCAGGAACTCCCCCTGAACGCGGGGCGAAGAAGCGGCAAGAAGCGCCCCGAAAGAAGGGTCAACAAGCTTGGTAAGGGCTGCGCTGCCGATGAGCGCGGGACCGGTGCCAGCAAGGCCAACGGGCATGACGGAACTGTGGGAGTAACCGGCGATGGCTTGACCCAATTCCTCCCCACCTTCTTTGCCAAGGATGTCAACCAGTTCCCTGCGAAGTGCGAAGTTGTCTTTCATGGCGGACATGAGGCGGCGCAAGGTCTGATCTGCCACAATGCGCCCTGACATACCCTGCTTGCGAAGCATCAGCCCAGCCTCCACATCCTTGATGATCTTGGTGGCTTCGGTGTACCCTTTGGTCATCTCGTCGTACTGTGGCACGTTGGCTGTGATGGTATCCTTCACCCTATTGCGGATTTGCGCTACAAACTGCCGAGCCTGGGAAGAGTCGGAATAGAAGTCGTCAAGGCGGCGTTTTAGCGCGTCCAAGCCTAGGGCGCTGTTGTCCCCCGGCTGTGCCCCATATGCCGATACCTCCTCTATAATCTCTTCAACGTCCTTTCTCCCCGCCTTGCCCATTGCCATACGAGAGGTATCAAGCGCCCCGGTTGCGGGGTCTACCTTGACGTTGTATTTCTGCATCAGTGCCACGACTTCATTCTTTACGGGCCTCACGTCAATCGGGGTGCCGTTCTGCGCTATCTGTTGAAGGTGGCCTTGGTATGCAGTTGTCCTGGCATCCTTGAGGCGGGTGAGGGCTGTACGTGCCGATTCAACGATATCCTCGCCCGATATCTTGCCGCGCAGTGCCTTGTCATAGGTGGTGGCGCTCTTCAGGGGGTTCATGCTGTTGGTAGGCTGCATTCCGCTTGCTATGGCTTCCTCTACCGCCCCGGTGCCTGTCCCTGACAGTCTGCCGAGCAGGGGTTTTGCCGCCTTGCCCCCAAGCTTTGCAACCCCGCCCACAACGGGGGGAATGACCTTCCCTACTACCTGCCCACCCATTTCATAGGTTGCCCCGGTGCCAAGGTCTTTGAGCGTCTGCCCTGCGCTTTGCGGCGCTCCTTCCAATGCGTCGGCAAGGTACTTGCCTGTTGCAAAGCCTGTTGCTGAACCAGCAACCCCGCCAACAATCCCACCAGGGATAGCGCCTACAACGGGAACGGTAACGCCCCCCGTACCTGCGCCAAGGGTCGCGCCACCAATACCCCCCAAGGTCGCGCCACCCACTTCCAACGTGGGCCTTGCGATATTGGCAAGGGTTTTGCGGGAAGGAAGATATTCTTTTGCGCGGGTCAGCAGTGAGCCTTCATCGGCTACAAACTTCTTGCGGGCCGCTTCACTCTCCGCTGTGGTGGGGTTCATGTTGCCGGTGACGGTCTTGTGCCGACTGTCCCGCTTGTTCAGTTCCATCAGCACACTGTCAGCGTCATGCCCGTCATCGAGCGCCTGTTTGTAGTTCATGCCCGTGCGCTTGCCTAGTTCGGCCATCACTTCATCTTTGCTGTAACCGTCTCGGAGCGCGGCCTGAATGTCCATGTCGTTCTCCTAGTAGGCGGAAAGGGGTTTCTTGGTGCCACCGCCGCCCTTGCTTGCACCGATCTTGCCAAATCCTTTTGTCACTTTGGGCGCAACGGTTGCCGCTGAATCAACAGCATCGTTGTAATTGCTGATGGTCCTATCGGCTTCCTGCTCGTAGTATTTCAGCAGTTGGCGAATGGCCGTTCTTGCCCCGCTTCCGCCCCCGCTGACAGACTGAAGCAAGTTCTGCTCGTAGTTGGATACTGCGCCAGGGCCAATAACAGAAGCGCGAAGTTGCCCCGCCCCTGCCGCTGCCAGCTTTTTAAACAGTTCGGCCTCTGATGTCGCGGGTATGTCAAAAATGCCGGATACAGAAGCAAGCGCGTTGCCCTTCAGCCCTCCAGCATTGCCGCCGTCAAGGAGTTGCACCATTTGGGTGATGCGCGGCTTGGTCGCCTCTGCCGTCCTCGCCTCTCTGCGGAGTTTGGGGAGGTCTTTGACGGCTTCCCTTGCAACAATGGGGTCCGTCTTGTCGGTGGCCGGGGCAGCGGGTTTATAACGTGGCGCTTTTTTGGTGCCAGTCAGTTTCCCGCTCGCATCGTAAAGCTCTGTCACCTCTGTATCGCCATCGTTATACTTGCGGTCAAATGGTTTACTAGGTGCCTCTTTCGGCTTGAAGTGAAACGTTGACTTGCTGGTTTCAGGGTCAAGAACGTTGTAGCCTATCACATCGCCCGTTGTCGGGTCTTTGATTGCAACCACAAGGTTGTCGTCCTTGGTGCTGAAATCATCCAGTGTCATGTTCTGGACAATGGGGTTATCAGGCTGAAAACTCTTGTAACCGTCAAGAAGCTTTTGCGCTAGCCCTCTTCCGGCTTCCCCGCCCTTGGACACCAGCGGCGACAGGGTTTTTATCATTTCCTTGCCCTGCTCGAAATCGGCTTTCTTTTTGAGAAATCCTGCGCGGTCGCCGCCCCCTGCCATGGTCTGCATTTCCATTTCGGCAAGCTTGGCATCAAGGTCTATCATGGTGGGGAGTTGCCCCTGCGCTGCCGTGTTCCCCTGTGACGCAAGCCCTGCGGTAACTTTCAGCCGGTCCATCTGAGAGGCAGGCTGTTGAACAGGACCAAGGCCGGAAAGCGCCGATTCCTGCCCCGGTTGTACCGGCCCCATGCCTGTCGGTTCAGGGTAGAGGTATCCGCCCTTGGCGTTGGACAAGGCGTCCCTCAGGGCGAGCTCGTCGGTGTTCTTGCGCTGTGCCCCCTGTAGCTGCAAATCGGCAAGGGTGCGCCGTGCTGCGCGGTCGGTCGCTTCATCGGCATACTGCTGGTCTTGCCGCTTCAGTTGCGCCAGAGTGCCGAGCGTGTTGGTGAGGTTGGCTAAGCCCTGATTTGTAGACGCCCAAGGGTCCATTGCCATTATTGAGCCCTCCAAAGGGGCATACCTTGCCCTGATGCGTAGGTTGGTGCCGCCGCTGGCTTGTTGAGATACTGCCCCATCTGGTACGCCCCGTAAGCGTTAGCCGCCGTGCCGCCAAGCCCCGCCCATAGGTTGGCCTGGGTCTGCCCGTTGTTCTGCGCGATGCTAGCAAGGTTGTTGCCGGCGCTCATGATGTTGCCGCCAACTGTGTTCGCCGCGTTCTGCCCCGCTCCGGCGATGCTGCCCGCTGCGCCCTGGCCGGTCTTGACCATGTTCCACAACTCGTTGCGTTGCGTTGCCTCGTTCTGTACGTTGAGGTCGCCAAGGGTGCGCCCGGTGGCGTTGGCCGCAACGGTGCCGGACCCGCGCCCCATCATGCGGAGTGAGCGGCCCAAATCTTCCAGCGTGCGGCTCTTGGTATACTTGAATCCTTCCGACTCCTGCGGCTTCCACTGCGCCGAGAGCATGGAGGGTTTGTCGGTGATCTCCCCGTTCGGTCCCCTGTAAAATGGCTTATCCGCGCTGTATTTGGCATCCCAAGGGTTGTTTGCCAAGTGCTGTAGCAGGAAGTTGTTATCCTTCCCTGCAAAGTACTCGTTGCCGCTCTGCCGCAATAGGTCGGCGTTGAGGTTCTGCAACTCCCCGGAGTCCAGCCGAGTAAAGCGGGGGTCGATATACTCGGAGTCACCCCCATAAAGGGCGCTCTGAAGGGTGGCTAGCGCACGGTCGGACGGTTGCCGGAAGGGGGCAAAATCCTCGCGGGTCTGGTCGTACATGTCCCATTGCAATTGATTGGCGTCGGAGGATGAACCCTTGACGGCGTTGGCTGATTTCTTAGCCGCGCTGTTAGATGCATACGCACTGGCACCTGCGCCTACCACTGCTGCCCCGCCCACTGCCACGGCTACCCAAGACATAACTGGCCTCCTTCGTGATCCAACTGCTGTTGATACTCTTTAAAGGTCGCTGCTACCACTGACTGCTCTATCTCTACAAGGTCGCTTTCCGCCTTGGTTGCTACCTGTCCGTTGCCCTCAGTCAGATGCACCGTTGCCCATCGCATATCCTCAAGGATGTGCAGCACCCGTTTAGTTCCTGGCTTGGTCACGATGACGGCGGGGGCTTCTATGATTTCATCACCCCTGCCCTCTGACACTACCCGGGCCTTGCCGGTAAGAATGAACGCAAAATGCTCGTAGCGGTGAATCATGGTGGTCATGACAGCGCCAGCAGGCATGAAGATCTCACGGCAGTACATCCCCGGCACAAAGCGGTGGATGAGGGGGAATATGTCATTGACGCCAGCGACACGGCGCTCTCCGCCCACATCCGTAAGCGCCTGCTCAAAGATGCCGATTTCTTCTCTGAAACTGTCGCGGGTTTCCAGGTCATTCATTTGCTGAATATCTCCCTGCTCCCCACGGTATCAAGGGTGTAGTGGTAGTGAACGCCGATAATAACCGGGTCGTCTGCGGGTGCCGTCCCTGCTGCCGCTATGCGGGTCAGCTTTACAAACATCTGCCCGGCTATGTTGCCCGTGGTGAATGTGGCGATATCCTCGGCAAAGTGAGTGTTGGCCGGGGTATTCGCCGGAATAACAATCTCTGCTGATACAGTGGTCGGCGCAGGGAAAACCCCGTTGCGGTTGGCCTGGCTGTACTCAAGCTGAAACTTGACCGCCCTGTCTGCGCCCACGTTGGTGCGGCTCACAAAGTGGATATGAAACGTTGCCGTGCTGCCCTCTTTGCCGTCGTGGGCAAACTCCTGAGGGTCAAAGTCGTGAGTATCGTTGACGGCGAAGGTGTAGCCGCGCAGGTTGCCGTTCCACGTGGTCAGCGTCGGGTTGCCTGCGCCAGTCGTTTTCGGGGGTGCCATGGGGAAGAATATATCTTTCCACACTGTGGCATCCTCGATAAACTTCAGCGTCCCGTCTGCCTCAAACTCGCTGTAGTCTGTATCGCTGCCGTACTTCTTGCCGCTGATGGTCTGCGCCGTCCCGGTGCCTACCACGCTGTTGCCTGTGCCGACGCCGTGGATGTTCTGCGTTGCCTCGGCATGGTCTTGCCACACCTTGGCCTGCCCGTTGGAAAGGTGCTTGTCCTTTGTGGAGTCGGCACTGGTCGGGTCAAGCTCCCCGATGGCGTCAAGTTGGCTGTGGTCGGTGCCGTGGGGGTTGCCATCCGTCACTTCAACGTGGTCCTGCCACACTTTGCCGTCTGCATCGCTGATATGCCGGTCCTGAACGGTGTCGGCCCCGGTAGCCCATCCCTTTACCTCTTGCAACAGGTCGTGAGTGCGGACGGTGATTTCATCCAAGCGACTCCCGGCTTTGCTGATGAGGTTCCAGGGGATGCCTGCGAGGTTGCCAAGCATCTTAGCCACGTCCCGATAGAACTGTTCCAGTTCACGTGGCGATTTTGGCGTCTGGTTGAAAGTAATCATCGCACCACCTTGATATCTTCCGTAACCTCGTTGAACACCAGACCGTTGTCGCCGCGCTTTACGTCGTAAGCGTACTCGTTGCTGATTTTCTGGTCGGTCGGTTTGCCCCATGTGCGCCAGCCGGTACGGATTGCCATGCGGGTGCCGCCGTTGGCAAAGATAAACTCATCCTGACGCTTGTAGTAGCGTCCACACTGCCGGGACTTCAGCGGCGTGCGCCTGTCGCCAATAGCACCTAGGGAGAGGGACCGCGCAGCGCCCCATTCCAGCCGCCCATCGTTGCGCCATCGGTGCAGCATCAGCGGTTCATCAACTCTTGCCTCTTCGCTCAGCGTGTACACCTTGCCATCGTTGCCGCCAATGTAGCGCGTTGTCCCGTCATAGGCAAATGACTGCGCCACCGCCGCCGTATACCGCCCCTGCTCCGCGTCCCATTCGCCCAAAATGGCCCATTCCTCGGCTCTCACGTTAAAGGCAAGGGTGAGGGAAGGAAAATACAGGTCATCAATGGTGACGTTGGCCTGAGGGAAGGTGACAACGTAGAACGTTTGCCCCCGATAGCCCACCATGTGGCCCCTTGCCCCGGAGATATCAGCATCCTGCACCGGTACGCCAACGGGGAAGCCGATTATCTGCGGTGTCCTCCCGCCAACGAGGCGCACAATCTGCCGGTTCCCTTGGATTACAGCCATGAAGAATATGGATTGCGAGTCATAGACGATAGTGAACCGCTCAGGGGTGCCAAAGGGCTGCGCAAGCGCTTTGTTGCTGCTGAAAGGGTTTTCTGTGTTGCCCGAGACATAGGACACGTCAACAGATTCGGTGCCGATGGCAAACAGGTAATCATCCGGCGTGGCAATCAGCCCTTGCAGCGCATCCGGCTTGCTGGCGTTGTTCTCGTAGCTCCACACGGCATAGGTCGGCCCGTCATCCCCCTGCGTATCGGAGTAAGCAAAGTCACCGGCCAATCCTCCCCCGGCGGGGTCTTGACCGTTAGCAACAAGGAAGCCGGAGAGATACGCCAGCAAAGTAACGTTGACCGGTGCCTGCCCCCCGGCAATTGCTGCCCCCGTGTCTCCGGTTATCTTGTAGATGGGGGAGGCTGCGGCGACAAACACGCTGTAGGCGTCTTCAGTAAATGTCGGCGGGGTGTCCAGAGAGAGGACGGGGCCTGCTATCTCCGTTTTCTGCCCGTTGCCATCAAAGCGAAACAGCTTCCCCGCGCACACGGCGTACTTGACGCCATGGAGGGTAGACTGCCACACGTAGACGTTGCCATTCTCCCCCAAGTCGCAGTATACGGAGCGGTCGGGCCACATGTGGATGGAGGAGCCGACACGGAAGCCGTTAATCAAGTGCGCTAGCACCTGATCGCGGCGGCTGGAATGGTCAGACTCCAAATCCATCTGGCCGAATACAAGAGGGATACGGGGCATACCTACCACCTTCCCGGAGCAAAGCAGATTGACGTATCGTCCTCAAAGTCGTGCAACTCATCCTTCATCATCTTTGCCTTGCGCTCAAAGTTCTGCTGCTCTGCCAAGGTTGCCCCAAACTTGGGGGCGAGGTCGGAAGTCAGCGCGGCGACGATGGCCTTGAGACAGTCAGCCGGCGCGGCTATCACATCTTCAAGGTTTAACAGCGTGGGGGTTGCCTGTTTGTACTGGAAGTTGAGCACGTTCCCTGCCAATGTGCTTACGGGCCATGCGTGGAGCAGGGTGTTACCAAGAAGCGGCTCGTGCGCCACATTAACAACTTCGCTTGCGGCGCTCTTGATCGGGTACATGTTGTATTCCGACACAGGCACCACGTTGCACGACCTCTCATCCCCGGTCAGATACTTCAGCCGCACATCCTTGATTTCCATGGGGCGCTGGATCTTGGCCGAGTAGACAAACACCGCATTACCCGCTGCCGCTGCGCTTGGCAGTGCCGCCGATATCGCCGTACCGCTAACCTCGCTTACGGTCGCCCAATGAAGCGCCCCGGAGTCCAGCACTATGCCGATGTTGTAGCCGTCCACAATCCCCGCCGCGCTGGTCAGGTTAACGGTGGTATCCGTAGCCGCCGCATCCGTCGCTAGCGTGGTCTGCACGTAGGTTGCTGTTGCGTGGTCGCCGGTAGGCCCGAGCAGATAACCCGCCGTGCTCTTGTCGAGAATGAGGGAAGCGTGCCGCCACGTCCAGAGGCCGAGAATCTGCGCTTGAAATGTCTTGAGGGTGATGTTGAAGGTGCGGATGAGGGAATCAACCTGGAACCCTTCCAAGCCAGTGCCAACGTCGATTGACTGCAGATTTTCTAGAGCCTCGGTCAAAGCGTCGGCAACGTTGATGGAGAAGTCGCCGGTTGTCTCCGCTTCCTCCCCCTCGGCATCCCCGCCCCATACAAGGTCGTTGCCAATAAGCGAGTCATCAGCCGCAAGCTTGATCTTAACGGAGTACGGCCCGCCATCGGGTGGGGTGAATGTAACAAGGTAGTAGGCCGTGAGGTCTGCCGCTGCGCTCGGCTGCTCGACCAAGAATTGCTTAGTGCCATCGGTGACATCGGCGCTGAACTGTTGAGCGGAGAAGTCATACAGCAAATCCCCGTCAAACAGTTGCGCGTATACAGCGAGACTGCCAAGCCCCTTGTCGTACGGTAGGTAGATGCGGGACATCTAAAGATCCTCCGGTGTCACTTCGCCAGGCTCAAGAAACCTATCAGGCCCTTCGGGGCGCGGGTTACTTACGGTGATCTTGTCCTTCTTCACCTTCAGCGACTCCTGTGGGTGCTTTTCGTCATAGTCCCGGCTGCACACCATCAGCCCTCGGTAGTCTTTGCGAAGCTGGGAGCCGTAAAACCGGCAACCGCAAATGTCACAGATGGCGAGATGGTCGCCAGGGCGGTAGGGCCAGTTACCGCCCCCAGACATGGACCGTCACCGGAGTTGCGGAGCTGTAGGCTCGGAAGCCTACCTTGGTAAGCTTGCCACGGTCGATGTTCTCCCCGCTGGACGGGTAAACGTGGGTTTCGTCGTCGTCAAAGAACACCTTAACCGTGGTGGCCACACCCGCTGCCGTCGCCGCCTTGAACTTTACCCCGTCGCGGTAGGCAACGGAGTAGTTGGCAAAGCCCTTGGTGCCAAGAGACAGGGTGCGAGAGTGCACAGGATTGGGAGCAAAGTCACCCGCCCAAACGAGGGCGGGGATCAGGCAAAGGACCATCAGAAGTACATTCTTCATGGCTGCTCCTTACGATGCCACTGCGATGCCGGAAGTGGCGTAGGTCGGGACGGCCCCGGTGATATGTACGCCGGTAGTGGTGGACAGCTTGGTGTTGCCGATGCTGGAGCAGTTGTCAACCAGCACGTAGCCGGCTGACTGCTCTGCGCCAAAAGCCACGCACTGCGCCGGGACTGCCGTGGAGAGCTTCTGGGAGAAAAAGACGCTGTTGCGGATGAGCAGCATCCTTTCCACGTCGTCGGCGTTGGCCCCGTACACGAACCGGTTGTTGACGTGGCCCGCTTTCTTCCAGAAAAAGCAGTTGTCGAAGGTTACATCCCTTGCCACCTTCCCTGCGCCAGCTACGCCCTTGGTCATCAGCACGTTTGCACGGACGATGGCCCCGGAAATAGCGTTGGCAAGCGAGCCGATGGTGCAGTTGAAGAGCTGCGCGGAATCGCCGTTCATGACCAGTTCGGACGCGCCGGTCTGGTCGAGGTCGGTTTCCTTGTAGATCTCACAACCTACCATGCTGAGGTATTCGCCGCCGTCAAGGAAGGTGTACAGGCTTTCGTCCTTGGTGTTGGCAGAAGTGAATTTGATGTTCTGGAAACTGTTGCGAACGCCGGTGTTGAGCACCGCGCCAAGGTCGGTCGCCGCCGTGGTTACGCCCAGGCTGATCTTCGCGTTCTGCCCGTACATCCTGGCTGCGCCGTCCATGCCGACAAAGTGAACGCGGTTTTTTGCCACGGTCAGCATTTCGGTCAGGGCGTGCGAGGCGCTGCCAACAAGCACTATGACATCATCCTTGTTGGTGCGGGCCAGGTCGTAAGCCTTTGCGATGGTTTTGAGGGGGTGTGCTGCACTGTTGGATTTAACGCTGCGGCCATCGTCGCCGTTAGCGTAATCCACAAAAAGAAAGTTGCCGGGGGATGCCGGGATGCCGCCGCCGCCCATGACAGGGACGCCGAACGAGGAAATGCCGTTGGGGAAATTGGTCAGGCCCATGGAGTACTCCTTTCACACGGTTAAGGTGCAGGGGGAGTTTTTACGCTCCCCCCAAAAGGGTGAATGCTGCTTTTGTTGGTTACGCGCCAGCGCTGCCGTAGATGGCGCGGGGGTCGTAGGCCGTGAAGGTGTAGCGAGCGCGGGCCTTGTACCGGGCGTTCTCGGTGTCCCAGTCGTTTTCAGGAGGCTGGTTAAAGTCGTCGGCGTCCCTTTCCTGATACACCAGGCCATCCTGGTCGGTCAGTATGAAGAACGCATCCGGGTCGGTCAGGTAGTGGTTGATGGCGATGCCCTCGGGAAATACGTTCTTGCTCTTCAGCGCGTTGATAGCGTTGTTGGCGGTGTCGTATTCCAGGGCCGACTTCAGGATGCGCTCGGCCTCAAAGGTGTTCTGCGGGGCGATGAGCAGCTTCTTCGGCATGACGGCGATTTTCAGGCCCCTATCGTCCGTGAAGTTCATCAGGTCGATTGCCATCTGCTCCAGCGCGGCCTGGTTCAGGTCGGATGCCACGGCGAGCATGTTGGAGAAGGAGCCGCCTGCGACGTTGGGGTGGTCGGTGGCGCACAGGGTCTTGCCGTCTCCAAAGGTGTAGCCGGAAGTGAAGGCGCGGTTGATGTGGTTAGCCCCGACGATTTCCTTGGTCTGCCTCATGGAGTGGGCGAGGGCGCGGGCGCGTTGGGTGCTGACCTTGCTGTACTGGTCATCGTCGTACAGTTCGCGGGTGATGATAAACCCGAGAGCGTAGACGACGTTGGTGGCGCGGGTGGTGAAGCCCTGGCGCATGGTGTCGAATGCGATACCCTGCCCTTCGGGTTTCTTCTGCGCAAGGCCGAAACCGGAAAGCCCCTGGTACTCTTCATAGGACTTGTCGGAGGTTTCTTTCTTGAAGATGTCGGTGTACTCGGTCTTGTGAGCGTCGTACTTGTCACCGTAAATCTTCTTGATGCCGGGCCAAAGAAGCTTGGCGAAATTACCGCTGGTCATGGTCATTGTCGTGACTCCTTAAATGTCGGTCGCGCCAAGCAGGCTGTGCTCAGCAATCACGACTTCCCACTTGGCAGACAGGCCAATTTCGTTGTCTTCACGGGGTACAAGGCGCATTACCCGGAGTTGCCCCCCGGCGTCCACGGCCTGCACGTTGGAGCTGTCCAGCGTCATAGCGGAGAAGCCGGTAACGGTGGAGCCAGCGCCCACGGCCACGTCACCGCACTTGCCGATGTCGGTCACTGCCATCGCCCCGCCTACGCCGTCCTCTTCGATCTCATAGACGGTATCGGGGGATACAACCACCAGTGCACGGCGCAGTTGCGCGGCAGGGCGGTGAAGTTGCCCCAAGTTGTCAGGGTTGGCTTTGAAGCCGATGATGACGCCAACGGCGGCGTCTCCTGCGGCACACTGCGCGATGGCGGGGGTACCGTCGGTGTCGCCAGTGCCGGAAAGTTTTACGAGGTCGCCAACGAAGGTCGCGGTGTTATCTGCGGCAAGCAGCACCATTTCCTCGATCTGGAACGGCTTCCCCGACAGTCGCCTGACGGGGCGAAGCCCGTTGACTCTGCTGGTATTTGGCATTGATTACTCCTTTTAAAAATGTTAAAGTGTTTCCCTAACTTATGGAGGCACTATATGTCTAAAACATGTACACGGTGTAAAATTGAAAAACCTCTTGACGAATTTTCTCGGCAAACTCGCACAAAAAGCGGCTACAGGGGAGAGTGCAAGTCTTGTGCAAAGCTGTATGCGCGGTCCGAAAGCGCCAAAGCATCTCAGCGCAAAACTCAAGCCAAATACATGCAGACAGAGCATGGTAAAACAAAGAGCCGCGAAAAATGTGCAAGGTACCGCAAAAAACAGCTATTCAAAGATTCTGTCCAAAAATCGAGAGCTAAATACCCTGAGAGAAGATCTGCGCAAATAGCCCTCTGGAATGCTGTCCAGAGTGGTGGCGTAACCCGGCCAGATGTTTGCTCATTGTGCAATTGCCTTTGCATACCAGAAGGCCATCATTTCGACTACTCTAGGCCGCTTGACGTTATCTGGCTGTGCAAGATGTGTCATGAGGCAGCACACCATGTGAGTTAGGCTTTTACCCTTTTTTGGAGAGCTTGATGCCTTCGCCTATGGCGGAGTCACCGAGCTTGTTCCTGATGTCCTGCTCCATCGCTGCTTCCAGCGTGTCAACTCGCCCTTGCTTGTCCTTCTGGTCCTCGTCGTAAATGTCTTTGGGGATTTCCATCAGGACCGCTTTGGTCCCTTGTCCGACACTCTTGACGGTCATGCTCCCCACACTGGAGGGGTCTGCTGCGTGGGGAGCGCCCACGGATTCATTTTCAACCGGGGACCAGCCGGCCAGTTTGAAGCGTTCCACCCTGTCGTCAACGTCATTGACCATCCGGCGCACGTAGCCCTCACGGGTGTTGGCCTGGATGATGTTCTGGCGGTGAAGCGGTACGCGCTTCGGCCTGTCTGCCCCTTCTGCTCTGCTCTGTCCCTCTACGGGCCTGTTCCCTCTGCTCATTTCTTACCTCCCAACAGGCCGCTTTCGGCCAAGTCTTTGATGTATTCCTCTTTGCTCATCACCCCTTGGCGCACAAAGCGGCTCATCACCTTGCGCTGCTCGTCGGTCAGGTCGGACTCGCCAAATGTGCGCTTTGCACCGGGGCTGCTGCCGCCTTCGACTGCGGGGGGGGCGGGTTTACGCTCGGATTTCTTCTCGTCGCCGCACTTGCCGGGGAACTCACGTTTACAAGCGGCTTCCATAACCTCCATGGCCCCCTCGAAATCTTCAGGGTGCTTGCGGAGGTGGGCTTGGGCGCGGGACATGCCGAAGTCAGTTATCTCAGGGTCGGCATAGAACCATTCTTTGTTGACCTTCTCCCATGCGGCAATAGCGGGGTGCACGTCAGGTTGTGAAGGTTTCAGGGTTTCAGCTTCCTTGATTGCCTTGTCCAACTCCTTAACTTGATCCCTGTCGCCAATGTCAATGGCTTCGTCGCGCTGCGCCTGGAGGTCTTTGACGGCCTTGTTGTAAGCCGCTTCGCTCACCTTGCCAATGTGGCCCTTAAGTTCGTGGATCGTGGCCTTCATCTCGGTAAGTTCGCGCTTCAACTTGTGGTTCTTCTCGTAGAGCGGAGCGCGTTTGACAAACTCCTTGGCGTCTACCCAATGCTCGGGGTCGCCGTCAAACTCTTCAAGCGGCCTCCACCCTGCCGCCGCTGCCTTTGCAACGATGGGGTCAGGTGCGGCTTGTGTGTACTCGCCCTCTACGGGCTGTCTTTCGGCTGCGTCCATAGGCTCTTTAGCCCTCCTTGATTACTGCTAGGATGTCCTCATCATTGATGACCCGGTACTCCGCGTCACCGTCCTTGATGATCTCGCCAGCGTAGCGCCGGAACATTACACGGTCGCCCTCTTTGGCCCACGGGGTGCCATCGTCAAAGGCTTTCCATGCGTTGACGCCGATTGCCGCCACGGTGCCGCGCATGGTGGCCTGCTGGTCGCGCTGCTGCGTGGTAGGGGCGAGGATGATGCCGCCGCTGGTTTTTTCTTCGACCACTTCGGGTAATATCAGGACTCTGTGTCCGCACGGGCTGTATTGCATCTGTGTAACTCCTGTGAGTATATAAACTACACTCCAATGTTGCGCCTAGCCTTGCCACAACTTGGAAGCTTTGTCAAGTGCAAACACGTCGTGTGTGCACTTTAGCCCACTTGAGCCTGTTACGACAGGCGACCAGTTTGCAGTCTATTGTTTCTAATTTGGTCATGCCAAAATATGTGGGCGCTCTGCGATAAGCTTCTCGTTGCTTACGGCAAAAGGCTAACGTGTCTGCTATGGTTTCCATTTAATCCTCCACGTCCATCTGCATCAGGGCATCAAGCCCCAACAAAACCCCCTCCCGGATCGCCGCTTCCCTGAACGTCGCTTCCATCGAGTCCCGGAGTGGGGATTTCTCCTCCTGCCCCTTGCGGAATGTCGCCAGGCACCGGAACACCTCCTGCGTTGTCGCCTGCGACTTCCAATCCCTGAATTCCTCCCCCGTCAACGTTGTTTCCAGTACCATCTGCGCTCTCCTTCGCCGCTCCCGGCTGTTTGGTTTGTTCCTGCGCTGCCGTTAAGCTCTCGTAAGCCGCCTTGTAGTATTCCAACTGCGGCCCCAGTTCGGCCGCCTCTGCCTGCGCCAACTTCAGAACGCCATCGGCGCGGGTCGTTTCAATCTGCGCCTCTATCAATGCAATCTCCGCATCCTGCTTCTGCGCCAGGAGCTGCAGTTTGGCGGCCTCATGCTCACCCTTGATTTGCAGTTCTATCATCTTCGGATCAGGTGGCTGTTGCATTGACGATTTCTCCCCCTCTTTGGGCTGGATCTCGTCTATGTTGTCGATGCGGAGTGACTGAAGGTATCTGCGCGTTACCTGCCATGCGTTGACACCCGGAGCCTGTCCCGCTTCCAGCAAAGCCCTTGCCCTTGCCTGCTGCTGAATGTCCGTTCCCTGCGCGGGGTCCGCCACCGGGATAACGTCAACGTCTTTGCCGTTGTAGTCCTCGCGGAGTGCAACGTTTTCCTCATCCATTACCCGGTAGTAGTACTCATCGTCCATGTGCAGGCGGTTGAGGCGGGCCAGCTTCTTGTACTCGCTTTTGAGGGACCGGTATACGCGCTTATGGATGCCGTTGAACACCTTCATCCCTTGCTCAATACGGGCAAGCATGGTGCCTACAGGCTCATTCGGTCCGGCCTGTTCACCGGTCATAACATCGGCCACAGAGGAAAGGGTTTTAGCGGCTTCGACCATGAAGCCAAGGAGGTTGAACAGGACGGCGCTAGGCTCTTTGGTGGGGAGGGGGAAGAATCCCTTGCTCAGTTCTTCGGGGCTGGCGTCGGTCTGTTTCCATTCGCCGGGGCTAAACCTGTACTGTCCACCCTTGATCTTGATGCCCCTGGACACCAGGCCACCCTGCACGTTAGCAAGGGTGCCAGCGTCAAGGAGTTGGTTGATGTTGGTATTGATCGCCTCATTGAGCGGGAACAGGAGTTGGCCAAAGCCCACGTCATAGAATGAGCCGTCAAAGGAGGGTAGAAAAGAGAACTTGGTGAAGTACTGCACCGGTTCAATGCGCTGCACCTTGCCGCCGTTCACGTACACGCCGTCCTCATCATAACGGGCGTAGATGCGCACCACTTGGCCGCTTGCCTTGTGGACCGTCACCACGTATGGCTCTTCGTAGCCGTCCTCGTCAAAGTCGTGCCACAAGTGCTGCTCAAGGAACATCTCGGCCTTCTGCTGTTCCTCTTCAAACTCGTAGTTTAGCGGCACATCAGTAAACAGGCCCGACTGTACCCGCTCGTAGATGTCGTTGCGGTAGAGGAAAACCCCTTGATCCGTCACCCGCCGCGCATCGTCTACGCTCTTGGCGTCGTTGTGGACCACAATATCAAGCGGCTTGCGGATGCAGGAAACGTTGCGCTGGCGCAAGTTGTCAAAGTAGGTCTTTTTGAACAGCGTGCCAATGATGGGAAGCATCATCAGCAACCGGTCGGTGTCCTCTTCCCACTCCACCATTTCCTCTAGCACCTGATAGCTCATGTGTTTGCTGATGCGGTCGGCGCGGTTCTGCTTCATGCCGTCTTGGTCGCGGCCTACAACCTTGCCCTTGACAACCTCGTTGCCCCGGATGATTTCAGGGTAGGCTCTGGCGTGAAACTGGATCGCAGCGGAGGCAATGAGCGGATACTTGACGTTGGCCGCGTTGTTCCAGGGCCATGTCTTGACATCGGCAACCTGCATGGCAAGTTCTAGGCCGTCCTTGGTCTTTTTCTCCCAATCGGAGCGGCTGACTAGGTCTTGCTCCCAATCCGCCACCACCTGAGCGCCCAAACGGTTCAGCACGTCCTCGCTGAACTCCCCGGCCATGTTCGGCATGTCCAGCCATTGCTGCAGTTTCAGGGCCATGTCAATATCCTCCTACGCGGGAACGGCTTTCGTCTCCACCGTCATTGCAATAATCGTCTTCGCTGTCGCGCTTCTCTGTGCATATCAGTGCCAACACAGCCGAGTCACCCCTGTCAGGTGAACGACCTATACGCTTAACAAGGTCGTCTTTGCTTTCTATCTGTATGCCGCGTGGCGTAAGTTTCCACCGGGGGGCGGTCAGGTCAGCTAGCAACTTCGGACAAGGAGGTAAAGCTAAATCATCACCGGTCTTGGGGTCCAATGCTTCGCGCATAGACCACCAGTGTTGGGCGCGGAGATTTACAAACTTGAGCTTGCCCGTTTTGTCCGTTCTCGTGGCTTTCTCGGCCCAATTGACGGCTATGACGTGAATGTTATTGTCGTTGAGATGGTCGTAGACGCTGGAACCTACCCCAATAACGTCAACGTGAATCGGCGCGGCGTCCCTGGTATTTGCCAGAATCAAAGATGCAGACGTTGAACCATCCGGGGTCTGTGCCCCTGGGTAACAAGTCTGCTCCGCAAACCACCAGGCGTGACGCGGCGTAATAATAGTTTCGTCTCTGCCACCCCTCGCAATATCCGCCCCCACCGAGTCCATGGTATTGCGCCGTTTGCCTTCTGGCGTCCACCTCTCCATTGCTGCCTCTATCCACGCTGTAGGGATAGTCTGGAACGGGTCATCGTCTGTTCCAGCCGTAAAGTCACCGTTAAGCATCTGTGAGCGCAGCGGTTCAGGAAGTGCCTGTAGCGTTGACTCGTAATCTGTAGCCATCAGATATGCGTTGTCTTGAATGCGAGAGGGAATGAACGTGCGAGACTTGGGCTTGATGCTTTTGCCAGCGTGGATAAAGCGCGAACCATCGGCGCACTCAACCTCTTTGCCGTCAATCATGGCATACCAGCGCAACTCCCCCGGCTTGGCCGGGTTGGGGTGTTTCTTGTCCAGCCATGGGCCCCAAAACTGTTTAACCCATTGCCCGTCTGAATCTGTAGGGGGGTTGCCTGTGCATATCACTCGGCATCGCTGCCCCTTCTTTGTGGTGCGGAGCCACCCGAGCAAGAATCTGAATTGTGATTCGAGAAAGTGGCATATCTCATCAAACCCTAGCAGGTCATGAGGCCTGCCTTGGTACTTGATCTCATCCCCACTGTCTTTGACACTGCCAAATTCCATCTGTCTGTCAGGCATACGCCATACTTTCTCTTGGCCGTTGTACCCATCGCGCCCGCCTAGTATCTCGGTTATGCGGTCAAGTATGCCTTGGAGCTGTGTTGATTCTCTGCGGAGTATGAGAGATTTGACGTGCTGGGTAAGGGAAGCACCAATAAGCAGGTCAGACTTGCCGCCGCCTGCAGCGCCACCATAAAAAAGAATGTCGGCTTCCGACTCAAGGGCTTCAGTCTGCGGCCCAGGAAGGGGAACCCATACAGGGGCATTTGCGGAAAGTAGGGCGTCTATCTCTGTCCGTTCATCATCGGTGAGGTAATCCAGCAGTTCGGAGATTTTGGCAAGTTCGCCGCTCATTTGCCTGCGCGTTTCTTGGCTTCGTTAAGGAGGGCGGCTATACGTGCAGAACGCTGAATGTCGTTGAACTCAAGAGGCCCACCACCGGGGCCGGTTATCTCGGTTTCTTGCTTGTCCCGATACTCGGCATGGTTCTTGAGCCAAAAGATTGCCCCTGTAGCGTTCTTCGACCACAAAAGCTGTTCCTCGACAAACATTTCAACTTTTTGCTTCGCCTTTTTAACAATGTCAGAAAATTGACCTTTTTCTGCATACTCGCAAAGCCCCTGCCTGGAAAGATCCAGATGCATTGCAAGCCCCATGATGGTGTAAGGGCGGTTCTGGTAACGAACAGTGGACATGGTGCAAGCACCCTTGTCATCGGTGTGCTCCGTCACCTTGTCCTCCCAACACGAATCAAAGTATTCCTCTATCTTCGCACTGAGTTCTTCCGGTGTCGCAAACTTGGGCGGCCTGCCTACCGGTTCGCCTGTCGGCTTCCTTGCCATCCCTCTCCCCTTATGCTCTACCTCGAATGTGTACCCCTACCGGTAACGCTCCGGCACCTCCCAACCTGTGTTGGGGCTCTCTTTGAGCTAAGGGGTCTTACAAGCCCGATGCCTAAGCAGCGCGGGAACGGTGTTAACTGCTCAATATGTGGCGGCGGGGGCTGGACTTGAACCAGCGACCGAGGGATTCAAAGTCCCTTACCCTACCAACTGGGCGACCCCGCTATACTCTGAACTGCTGCCGGCCTTTCCCGGCGGTCAACCTGGTGTCTCACGCTCACTGCCAGATAAGGACGGTCGGCTACTGGTGGAGGGTCCATGCCGACACTCGGAGTTGAGGGAGATGAACCCTTAACGGCCACCGCCCGAGCATACGCCGGCCCCCTTCCTGCCGACCGGGAAGTCCCAATCCACAGCAGGAGGGGGACGGCGACATTGTAGACTTTCATTAGGGGAGTGTCAATAAAAACTTATGGGGAGAAAGAGCACCCTTGGGGCGCTATCAAGGTAGGGTCGCGCTGCAACGGCTCCACCGTCTCCCTGCATCTGCCACTGACGGGCACTCAAAAAAAACTGGTTGACACGGCAAGATAATAATATTATTATTTGGGCACGGTATTTCACGACACTGAGGGAGGAACCATGGAGCCTAAAAAAGCAATGAAAACACAGTGCAAGTGCTTGTGTTGTGGACACGAATGGGAGTCAAGGGTGGAACACCCGGCGGCTTGCCCGGCATGTAAGCGCTACGACTGGAAAAAGGGGAAACGGTAATGAACGAGTTGATTGCCATCAACAGCGGCACCATCGGCGGGGAAACTGTGCAGACAGTCAACGCAAGGGACCTGCACTCTTCCTTGAAAGCAGGCAAGACTTCACGACATGGATCAAGGCCCGAATCGACCAGTACGGGTTTATCGAGGGGTCCGACTACCTGCTCCACAAAACTGGGGAGCAGCTCCCCAGCGGAACCAAGTAGGAACTTTCAGCGTGACCATGCGAGATGGTGGCGCAGTGGTGAAGGGAAAAACGAAACGGTTTTAGATGTTTAACTACCCCAAAGGAGGGAAGGAAGATGAGCACTGTGGCATACCCGAAAGGGAAGGTTTTGGTGGTTGACGACAGTGTACGAATGGTCGGTTCGGCGATAGGTTCACTAATGGCTATGGCATGTTCCGCGCTCCCCATTCTTACAGAACCGGAGCGGCTGTACCCGCCCAAGGTCTACCCAGAAAATGTGCGCCACCAAGGAGCCAAAGAACGGGCGCGTCGGCTCAAACGCATGGCGTAGACTATTCCACTTTGCAATGAACAGGAGGGCATCGAGCCACGGGGGAGACGGCGACTATCTGCCCCCCCTGCATGATGCTCCATTTCCCGGCAGAAGCGGCAACTATTCGACAGGGGGTAGGAGCATGACCACCACCCACGCGCTGTATTTCTTCGCCGGTCTGGTTGCTGGCGCTTTCTTGGGGGTTTTAATGATGTGCCTTATGGCTCTATCGGGAACTAAGGAGGATTACGATGGGATGTAAATCAGGTAGGGATAGGAGGGAGGGGGAATGAACAAGGATAAACGTTTTGAGGATGTTTCAACGGAAACGCTGCGTGAGTCGTTGCTTGCGTTGGCTGACTTGCGGCGGAAGTACACAGGCGAAAATCA